ATTTCCAAGACGACAAGGCTAAAACCCTTGCTGATCTGGGAGCTACTAAGACAGCTGAAGCCCCTAAAACTAAATCGGGTATCATCGCTGCAACAGTTGAAAAATTGTCTAGCTTGAAAAAAGAAGATCTTCAAGTTATCTACGGTAAACTTTTCTCTGAAGAGTCTACTGAAGAGGTTAAAGAAGCTGTGGTTGAAATCGATGTTACAGAAGAACTAAAAGCTCTTACTGAAGCCGATGCAAACTTATCAGAAGAATTCAAAGAGAAATCTGCGGTTCTTTTCCAAGCTGCTTTGACATCTCGCGTAGCTGTAGAAAAAAATAAACTTGAAGAGCAGTATCAATCTAACTTAGACGAAGCTGTAGAAGGCATTCGTTCAGAACTCGTTGAGAAGATCGACGGTTACTTGAACTATGTTGTAGAACAGTGGATGGAAGAAAATGAACTTGCTGTAGAGACTGGCCTCCGTGCTGAGATCGCAGAAAGCTTTATTGACTCCCTAAAAACTGTATTCGTTGAACACTACATTGATGTTCCAGAAGGTAAAGTCGATCTAGTCGACGGTTTAGCCGAGCAAGTTGAAGAACTTGAAGGTCAATTACAAGCTCACACTGAAAAAGCTGTTGCGCTTGCACAGAAAGTTGAAGAACTTTCACGTGAAAAGATTGTCCGTGAAGCTACCGAAGGTATGATCGCGACTGACGCTGAAAAGCTTAAGTCACTCGTTGAAGGTATTGACTTTGATGACGCTGAATCTTTCACTAAGAAAGTTATCATCGTTAAAGAAGCTCACTTCAAGGGTACAGCACCTACAACAATCAGTGAAGAAACAGACGAGCAACCTGCAGAACAAACTACTGCTTCTCCACGTATGGCAGCTTATCTAAGCGCTATATCCCGTACTACTAAAAAATAAAGAGGAAACATAACATGTTTTTAGCTGAACAAGCACAACAAAAATGGGCTGAAGTCCTAGATCACGCAGATCTTCCAGAGATTAAAGACCCATACAAACGCGCAGTTACTGCCGTTATTTTAGAAAACCAAGAGAAGGCACTTGCTGAAGAGCGTGCACAATCTTCTTACGGTTCATTACAAGAAGCTGCTCCAACAAACGCAACTGGTGGTAGCATTGCAAACTTTGACCCAATCTTAATCAGCTTGGTTCGTCGTTCAATGCCTAACCTTATCGCTTATGACATCGCTGGTGTTCAACCAATGTCTGGTCCAACTGGCTTAATCTTCGCGATGAAGTCACGTTACACATCACAAAGCGGTACAGAAGCACTTTACAACGAAGCTGATACAGACTTCTCATCATCTTCATTCAGTGGTTCTACAGCAACTAACAAGAACGGTACACACGGTGGTACATCTGATGGTTTACCTGGTACAGACACAACAGTTAACACTGGTGGTTCTGCTACTGCTGGTACTTCAGCAGCTGACACAATCGCTGATGACTTCGGTCTTGGTGGTGGTATGACTACAGCTGAGTCTGAAGCTTTAGGTGATTCTTCAACTAACGCTTTTGCTCAAATGGCATTCAGTATTGAAAAAGCTACAGTGACTGCAAAGACACGTGCTTTGAAAGCTGAATACACAATGGAATTAGCACAAGACTTGAAAGCAGTTCATGGTCTTGACGCTGAAACAGAATTAGCGAACATCCTTTCAGCTGAAATCTTAGCTGAAATCAACCGCGAAGTTATCCGTACAATCAACGTTAAAGCTAAGTTAGGTGCTCAAACAGCTAACTGCACAAACGCTGGTGTGTTTAACTTGGTAACTGATGCTGATGGTCGTTGGTCAGTTGAAAAATTCAAAGGTCTTTTAGTTCAAATCGATCGCGAAGCTAATAAGATTGCCAAAGATACTCGTAGAGGTAAAGGCAACTTCATCGTTTGTTCATCAGACGTTGCAACAGCTTTAGCTGCTTCTGGCATGTTGGTATACAATCCAGCTATGTCAGTTGATTTAGCAGTTGACGACACTGGCAATACATTTGCTGGCGTATTAAACGGCAAGATCAAAGTGTACATCGATCCATATGCTACACAAGACTACGTAACTGTTGGTTACCGTGGTACAAACCCATATGACGCTGGTTTATTCTACGCTCCATATGTACCACTCACAATGGTTCGTGCTGTTGATCAAGGTTCTTTCCAACCTAAGATCGGTTTCAAAACACGTTATGGCATGATTGCAAACCCATTCTCAAATCCAGGTTCAGCACCTGTAAATGATACTGGTTTAAATCGTACAAACGTTTACTTCCGTATCTTCAAGGTAACAGGTCTTTTAGACAACGCTTAATCTATACAAGCTTAGAATTACAATAAGTATAGAACTCTAAGAGGGAACTTCGGTTCCCTCTTTTTTTATCTGGTGTGGATATAAATAGATAATATTGTGGAGATACATTAAAAATGGCAAATAAAGATTACGACATAGGTCTTGAACCAGGATCGGTAACAGCAAATAAAAATCCATTAGTCACGGCAGATGGGTTTAGATTCTTATTCGCTCGAGCACCCAACGTTCAATACTTTGCACAAAGCATTAGCATCCCTTCTGTTACTGTACCAGAGGTTGCAATCCCTCGTGGCAAACAAACTGCGTTTGTACCAGGAGATCATATTCAATACGATCCATTAACCATCACAATGTTGGTTTCTGAAGATATGAATAACTTCAAGGAAATCTATGATTGGTTGAATCGCAGTATTAATATGGCGAAATATGAAGATAAGTTTGACGACTTAACAATCTACGTTTTAACGAGCAAAAATAATCCTAACAAGAAAATATTTTTCCGCAATGTATTCCCTACTAGCATAGGTAATGTTTCATTCTCAGTACAAGAAGCAGATGTTGTTTACGGTACTGTAGATGTTACTTTCCGCTACGACTATTTCACGTTCGAAAATTAACTGTTTACTTTCCTCTAAAAATGTGGTATAATAGGGTATAAAATAACCCTAAGGTTTTAACATGCTGACACTTGAACAAATATTAGATAATTGGAAAGTCGATTGCCAGATCGACGATGTTGAATTGGATAAGTCTTCCAAAGATACACCTAAACTACATGCAAAATATGTAGAACTTCTTTCATTAGCTAAACTTCAAAAACACCGTAAAGAGATGGAGTTTAAGAAACTATTGAAAGATAAATTCATGTGGTACAATGGCAAGATGGATAAGACAACTATCGATGAGAAGGGTTGGGACTATGATCCGTTTGATGGATTAAGTAAACCCATGAAAAGCGATATGGATTATTTTTATGAAAGCGACGATCAAATTCAAACACTTCAATCACAAATTGAATATTGGAAAACTGTAGTAGATACACTATCAGATATAGTTTCTAATATTACTTGGCGTCATCAGACGATCGGTAACATGATTAAGTGGAGACAGTTTACATCCGGTGTATAATGGACAAGATAGTAGTTAGCAAAATTAATGACGTGCACCTAAGAGTAGAGTGCGATGGTGGTGTTAAACAAGAATTAGCAGACTACTTTACATTCTATGTTCCTGGCTATAAGTTCATGCCAGCATTTAAGAATAAAATATGGGATGGAAAGATTAGATTATATGATCTACGATCAAAAACTTTATACGTAGGTCTATTAAATTATATCATTAAATTTGCAGAAGAACGTGGCTATGAAGTCGAAGTCAATGTTCCCAATCAAATAACAAAAGTCAACGAAGAAGACTTACAAACCTTCGTCAATAAATTTCTAAAACTTCCGTTCGAACCTCGTGATTATCAATATCAAGCAGCAGTGTACGGTTTAAGAAATAAACGAGCATTACTCGTATCACCTACCGCCTCTGGTAAATCTCTCATAATCTATATCATCATACGTTTTTATTTGAACGTATTAAAACAACAGAGATTACTGCTAATCGTTCCAACTACTAGCTTAGTCGAACAGATGAGATCAGACTTTTTAACGTATGCACAGAATGACGATTCATTTGATGAGTCGATGATCCACACAATTTATAGTGGAAAAGAAAAAGAAACTGTTGCGCCAATAGTTATCACAACATGGCAATCTGTATATAAGTTACCTAAAGATTGGTTTGCACCATTTAGAATGGTTATTGGTGACGAAGCACATACATTCCAAGCAAAATCATTATCATCTATCATGGAGAAGTTGATAGATTGCCCGTATCGTTTCGGTTTAACTGGAACTTTAGATGGTACACTGACACATAAGTTGGTATTAGAAGGTTTATTCGGTCAAGTTTATCAAGTCACTACCACTAAAGCTTTGATGGATGCAGATCAACTTGCTAAGTTAGACATCAAATGTTTAGTGATGAAGTATTCTGACGAAGAATGCAAGTTAGTTAAAGATAAAACTTATGCAGAGGAAATTGATTTTATTATCGCACACCAAAAGCGGAATAATTTTATTAAGAACCTAACGTTAGATCAACAGGGTAATACACTCGTATTGTTTAATCGAGTTGATAAGCATGGTAAACCTCTATTCAAGTTAATTAGAGATAGCGCAGCAGAAGATAGAAAAGTATTCTATGTGTCTGGTGAAACAGATGTTGCAGACAGAGAAACAGTTCGCGCTATAACAGAGAAAGAAAAGAATGCTATCATCGTAGCATCATTAGGTACATTCTCAACGGGTATTAATATTAAGAATTTGCATAATATCGTATTCGCATCTCCATCTAAATCACAAATTAAAGTATTGCAGTCTATTGGTCGTGGTTTAAGAAAGGCTGATGACGGCAGAGATACGACGTTGTATGATATATCAGATGACTTGCATTGGAAGACAAAGAAGAACTTTACGCTCATCCATGCTGGAATTCGGATTCAAATATATAGTAAAGAACAGTTCAATTATAAGATCCACGAGGTCAAACTAACATGATTAGTAGAGACATAAGACAACTAAAACTAACAAATGGCGAAGAGATCCTAACAGAAGTTGTTGGCGAAGATCGAGAAGAAGTGTTGATTAGAGGACCATTAAAAGTTTATAGAGAACGAGTAGAACTTGGAACTATAGCTAGAGAAGCTAACATGTTTACCCGTTGGATGGGATTCAGTGATGAAGATGAACATATCATTGCAAAGACTAACATACTTGCTATGGCTCTCGTCAATGACGCTGTTGCAATGTATTATACTAAGATGATGGTGAATGTAGAGCAAGATGCGATTGAACCTATAACAGATGCATCGCAAGCAAAGATACCTGAAGTAGCTCAACGTCAATCATCTTTCCAGATCTTAGAAGAAGATGACGATACGCCGCCAACGTATCACTAATCCTTATACTGCTGGCCCCTGGGGGTAGATATATTATATACTGTAAATAGTCTGTTGTACATAGGCCCCCCGAAAATAAATTTTAAATAGTTGTACATTTTGTTATTTTTATGGTATAATACCAATATGTGTCCCATTAATTGGAGTGAATGAAACATGTCTGAAGTAAAGGCTCGTCCGCACTATGTGGACAACAAAAAATTCGGCAAAGCGCTAGTTGATTATGCAGCATCAGTCAACCAAGCAAAGGCCGATGGAACAACAATCCCGATAGTACCTAACTACATAGCTGAATGCTTTCTTAAGATCGCAGAAGGTTTATCGCATAAAGTAAATTTTATTCGATACACTTATCGAGAAGAGATGGTCATGGATGCAGTAGAGAATTGCTTACGCGCAATCACTAACTACAATCCTAACGCTGAGACAAGAACTGGTACACAAAACGCATTCTCATACTTTACTCAAATTTGCTTTTTTGCATTCTTAAGACGTATTGAAAAAGAGAAAAAACAGCAAGACATCAAATTTAAGTTTATCGAGCAATCAGGTATAGAAGAGTTTATTGCTAGTGTTGAAGGTGATGACACACATGGTGAACAAGCATTCATCGACTCTTTAAGAGAACGTATTGGTCGAATCAAAGAAAAAGACTCACAGATCAAAGAGTTTGCAAAGAAAGAAAAGAAAAACAAATCTTTAGAACTATTCATGACTGATTCAATGGTCGATGAATTAGAATCTTTTATTGCTGAAAACACTGAGGCTGCTTAATTGAAGATCGCTATATTAAACGACACCCATTGTGGTGCACGTAACTCATCTGATATTTTCATGGACTACCAAGAAAAATTCTACACAGATGTGTTTTTCCCATACTTACTAGAAAATAAGATTGACAAGATCATACATCTTGGAGATTATTACGAGCATCGAAAATACGTAAACTTTAAAGCGCTCGAACACAATCGTCGTGTATTTTTAGATAAACTACGAGAATAC